CCAAAAATTTGCCGCATTTAAACAATTCAGTAATCAATAAAAAACAAATAAAAATGTCAAGAAAACTCCGTTTCGATTTGGATGTTGACGCATCCGCTTTATTGGCAGCGAACCCAGAGGCATTCTACTCTAAAGCATATTTGAGTGAAGAGTCTATCGCTGACAACTACCGCCTTTTACCAGGTGTGAAATCTAAAACCAAATTAGCGACTGTGCTTTTTGGAAATGTATTGCAAGCATCTTCTTGCCCATTCGATGCTCCAACTGATGACTTGAGCGCAGTTGAAATCGATGTATGTGCATTGAGTGCTATGGCTCAAATCTGTCAATTCGACCTTGAGCAATCATTCCTTGCCCTTCAAATGGCTAAAGGTTCAAATGGTGACTTTACTGTTGCATCTTTCATGGATTTCTACTGGAATGAAATGGCAAAGCAAATCGGTCAAGACATCGAGCTTATCCGTTGGCAAGGTGACTCCAACAAGAATGACGCTACATTGGCTCTTTGCGATGGTTACATCAAGAATCTTTTGGCTGACTCAACTGTTATTGACGTTACGAACACAACTGTGAACTCTGGAAACGTATTGGCTCAATTAGCTCTTATCTTCGCTGCTGCTCCTGCTGCAATCATCCGCAAGAAAGCTGACCTTCGCTTGTATGTTTCTACGAACATCGCTAACGCATACGAATTGGCTGCTGCTTCTGGAAACACCATGACATATGTAACCACTCCACTTCAATTGACATACCTTGGTGTGAAAGTTGTTGTTTGTGAGGGTATGCCGAATGACACTGCTGTCTTGACTTTGAAAGACAACCTTATCTATGCATTCGATGCAGAAGGTGATGACAAAGCGTTGAAAGCTGTCAACCTTTCTGACACAGTTGCAGAGCCGTACATCCGTACTCGTGCAAACATGAAAGTTGGTTTCGTTCACGTGAATGGTGCTGAAGTAGTTCTCTACTCTTAATATATCCAGGGGGGTGTAAATTCCCCCCTATTTTTTAACTAATTCAAAATCAAATACCTATGTCGTGCGAAGCTCTCGAATCCATTGTGAAGTCATGTGACAACAACAGTGGAGGCATTGAAAAAATTTGGATTAATCAACAAGACAACATTGCATCATTTACTTTGGATGCAACCAACACTTGGACAATCGATGCGATCACTTTAGCTGGTGGTGCTCCTGACTATACTCCTTTCGAGATACGTCGTAACACTGGAAGCTACACTGAAGATGCAGCGATTGACCTTGTGAATGGTTCATCTTATGTGACAAAAACAATCTCGTTGATGTTCCACCGTCGTGACCAAGATAAATCTCAAGCAATCAAAATCTTGGGTGCTGGTCAGCAATACCTTAACGCAATCGTGAAGGATATGAACGGCAAGTACTGGTACTTCCCATTCCTTCAGTTGAGTGCTGTTGGTGAAGGTTCTGGCACTACTCGTGCAGATGGTAGTAAGTACTCTGTGACACTTGTCTCGGAAGATGCTTTCTTATCATATGAAATCGAAGAGGCTGCTGTGAATGCTGTCATTGCTTAATCTTAATTAACCTACTACAAAGAGCCATCCACACCGGGTGGCTTTTTTTTGTGAACAAAATTTGACCTCATTGCAATATAAGTAAATGATTTACATTAACAAGGGAGAGGTGAATTCGATTGTGCTGACACTGACAGAGGTGTCGACATTGACTTCGCCATATTATTTGTTCGTTTTTCAGAACGAAATGAACCCGACATCCGACCCAATCCTTTTCACGTCACCAGACGAATCTGATTATCCAGAGAGATTCAATCTCTTTTACCTGGATGAGCCAGTTGATGTCGAGCTAATGAAGGGACAATATACATACTCGGTGTACGAATCAACAATTCCCCCCACAGAAATCAGCGATACCACTGGTGTAGTGATTGAAGAGGGCAGAATGGTTGTGAGTGGCGCATCGACATCATCAATTTACGACTAATCATGGGCATATTCGATAGATTCAGAGCACAAAAACCAGCAGAGATGGAAGTCATCTCGCCAAATTATGAGGCATTCAGCACACCATTCTTGAAAGTTGGTGGCGCAAACCTTTCTTTGCCATACGTCAACGGCAGATACACCACTGCTGGATGGATTTCATTTGGCCAGGACAATATGTATCCAGAGCTACTCAATCAAATGGTGTTCAGCTCACCACTTCATGGTGCCATCGTGGACTACAAGACCAATGCTGTCATTGGTGGTGGCTTCGACATCAAAGTTGATGGCGCAACAGCCAAAGATTTGCTTGACCTCTACACATTCGAGAAGAAAGTAAACATCAAAAAGATTGCAAGAGCAGTCACTGAGCAGTTGGTTGTGCACAATCGTGTTTACTTTCGCTTGGTATTTGATGAGAAGATGAAGCTCAAGAGAGCTCATAACGTATCGCCAGAGAAGGTGAGACGTGGACGTCAGCACAATCAGTACTTTATCTGTGAGGATTGGTCGGCTCGAATCAACGTGCAAGAAATCAAACGTCATCACCCAACTTGCACTGACACAGAACAGTTGTTCGTTTACGAGGTTGAGACCCTTGGTCAAGATTGGTATCCGCTTCCAAAGTACAGCTCTGCCCTTAACTTTGCATTTTTGAGTGGAGACCTTTCATTTTTTGCAAAGTCGAACATTCAGAACAGCATCTTCCCATCGTTTGCGATCATGTTCCCAAAACGTCCGCAATCGGAGGAGGAAAAGAATGTACTTCGAAACACCATCGACAAGCTCAAAGGAAGTCAGAACGCTGGCAAGACTGCCGCATTCTTTGCGAACTCACAAGACCAGCTTCCAAAGATTGAGAGCATCCCAACCAACTCAAATGACAAGCTCTTCCAGGAAGCATCCGCATTGAACACAGAGCAAATCTGCTTCGCTCACACCATTGACCCAATCTTGATGGGTGTACGCACAACTGGCTCACTTGGTTCTGGTTCGGATATCAAGCAAGCATACATCATCTTCGAAAAGAATGTCGTGATGCCATTGCGTGAGCAAGTGCAAGATATCTTCAATGAGATTCTGCACATCGCCAAGCTCGGCTTCGCTGACTTTACTATCAACAACTTCCAAATCATCAATGAAACCATTGTTGAGCGTGATGAACAAATGGCGCATATTATTGATTCATTAAATAGCCTTGAGCCATCAATTGCTCAAAAAGTTATTGAACAAATGACGCCAAATGAATTAAGAGCACTTGCTGGACTTCAACCAATTCAAGAACAAATACCTCAAGCATAATGTTGTATTTTATCACAGAGAACTATCTCAAGACCAACACACCAATCACTGCCAATGTGGATGTGACTGATGTATTCCCATATGTAGCCACTCAAGCACAGCTCAGAGTGATGCCGATATTGGGCACCGTATTCTACAACCATTTGCTCGATGCTTACAACAACCAGACGTTGACACCTGAAGAGGAGCAGCTCGTTGCATTCATTCAGCCGGTCATCGCTTGGAGGTCTGCTGAAGATGCTGTCTTTGGCTTGACGTATCAGCTCAAGAACAAGGGACTCCAGCAGCAGAGTGGTGACTTCTCTCAGCCAGTAGGGCGCAGTGAGGTGGCATTCGGCATGGAGCACTTCGCTCAGAAGGCATCTTTCTTTGAGATGCGCCTCATCAGATACCTGGTGAAAAACAGAGCAGAATATCCTATCTTCATAAGCCATGAGAATCGTGATACCGACCTTCGCCCACAAATTGAGTGCGTGCAGTGCATCGGTGATTGCTTCATGAATGGTGTGTGGAATTGTGGATATCCACGCAACAACGGATACAACAATCAAATTCTTGTCATCTGATGAAAAACAGCCTATTCATTTTGACCGCTTCATTCCTCACCATACTCTCACCAGTACAACCAATGGTATTGATTGCCATTCTTGCCATATTCATTGATACCATATTCGGAGTATGGCGAAGCGTAAAGAAAGGAGGCTGGCAAGCATTCAAATCTCGCAGACTATCTGACACCATCGGCAAGTCATTGCTTTACTCTGGCGGCATCGTGTTCACATTCTTGATTGAGAAGTACATCGCTGGTGATATCATCGCTCACTTCATTTCGGTTGAGCTTATCATGACAAAATTTGTGGCTTTCTTTTGCGTAGTGGTTGAGGTGAAAAGCATCAACGAATCATATGAAAGCGTAACTGGCAAGAACATCCTTGCTGCGATGCGTAAATTCGTCACACGATCAAAAGAAGAACTCGAGAAATGGAAGTAACTCCACTCGACTGACCACCATAGGTGAGCACCGAGAACCCCCCGATGATACTGTTGTCGGGGTTTATTAAAGTCCAGTTTATTGGACAAAAAACTTGACAAATGGAATTAGACATCTCAAAAATCAAGCAAGTCAGGCTCAAAGAGTCGCAGTACTTTGCCGAGGAGTCAGCCAAGACTCAAATCTATTTGCACCACACTGCTGGCAACGGCAATGCAGAGGCAGTCAGTAGGTATTGGAACGGCACCA